CTTCACGACGTTGGCTGCCGCCTGCGCCGGGGTGGGTTTGGCTACGCCCTCTCTTTTTGAGGGGTAGATCACGTCCACGGAACTCGCAGCCGTGGCCGGGGTTCCGTTCGTGAGGTAGCAGTTGGCGACCGTGATGGCCATGGTCAGAACTTAGGAATTCCCTTGCCGCCGGTTTCAGCGATCTGACGAGCGATGCCGATGCCCTTGGTGGTCGTGTTCTGACCGTCCATGTTCTGCGGGCCACCGATCGACTTACCGGTCTCGGCGAACTGCGCACGCGCCGGCATGACCGTCACCTTCGCGTTCTGCTGGCCAGCTGCCTGGCGCGTCATGGGGGTGACGGGTTGCAAGTTGGCGCCGTTGATGCCGCCGCCGTTGCCCTTGAAATTTGATGTGGCCATGATGATCTTTCTGATGAAAAGTCAATAAGTGGTGAAGGCTGCCTTCTGGAAAGCAGCAGTGACCGTGATGGACGTCGTACCGTCGCCTGCAGTGACGCGGGGTCGGATGTACAGCGGTGCATCGCGGATGGTCTTGAGCGCTGCAGCAGCCGCGGTAACCGCAGCATTTGCCTGGTCGTTCAGCGTGAAGTAGGTCACGCCGTCGTTGCTGCCCTCCACCACCACTGTGCCGCCAGCGCCGAAGGTGCCTGCGATCTGGAAGGTCACACCGCCCATGCCGTTGGATGCGTAGCTGATAGGGCTGCCGTCAGCGTTGGTCGTTGTCAACGGGGTCCAGGTCACTACCTTGTGGTCTGATAGGTAGTGCTGGTAGGTGCCTGCTACTGTTGCCATGGTGGCCCCCGATCAATAGACGGCAAAGATGCCGGTGGCGGTCGTGGACGTGGCCGCCACGATCGACACGTCGATGGGCACGATCGTGTTGATCGGCACGGAAGTCAGCACGAACGTCGCGCCCGAGGGCGTCGTGCCTGCGATGTTGCCGGTGCCGGTGCAGACCAGGCCGCGGGCGATACCGCTCGGCAGCGCGGTGGCATCGGTCGGCGTGACCGCCACGCCGTCGTAATCGAGCTGCTGCGGTTTGGCGTTGACGCCGCCGTAGGCAGTCGCAAAGGTTTTGTTGAACTTGAAGTAGGCCATGGTGGGGCTCCTTTATTGACCAGGGGCAGCAGCGGCCCCAACTTGTTCAGGCGACGGAGACCCGTAGCCCGAGAACTGGTTCATCACGTCATTGAGCGCGGTCGAGCCGCCGCCCTGCGTGGGTGAGTTGGCCAGCTTCTGCGCGGTGTCCGCGCGCTGGTTGTTGATCGCGGCCTGCTGGGCGGCTTGCTGTGCCTGGGCGCGCTGCTTGCGCACCAGCGCCACCTTGTCGTCGGCCACGATCAGGCTCGGGTCCACGCCCAGCATGTCGCTGTAGATGTCGGCCCACTGGTCGGGATCGAACTTGTCGAGCACCTCGGGCTTGAACTGGGCGATCGTGCCGAGGCTCGTGACGTAGCGGTCGATCGAGTTGGTGCCGATCGCGCGCTGCGCCTGAGCCAGCATCGAGACGAACTCGACGTTGATCTCCTGGCCGTGCAGCTCGGGCGGTGGCGGCGGCAGGATGCCCGCCTTGAGCGCCCGGCTGAACGTCATCTCGACCAGCGGGTTCAAAAGCTCGTCGTTCAAGCGCTCGAGCACCGGCCCGAGCATCAGCATCTTTTCCTCGTGGCGCTCGGCCACCTCGGTCGCGGTCATGCGCGAGTCGGTCTGGTTGGCCAGCATCAGGAACAGGTCCGCGTAGAACGAGCTGTTGATGCGGCTGCGCACGTCCTGGATGTCGGCCAGCAGGTGCGAGAGGTCGAGCTGCACCTGGAACAGGTTGCGAGTGCCCGATGCGCCGGTGTTGTCGAGGAACGAGATGCCACCCGGCAGCGCGTCGACCTCGCGGTTCTTCATCGAGGTCGGCATCTGCAGCGGGGGCTTCGTCATGAAGTCGATGCCCTGCGACTTCCTGAGCTGCTCTTGCTGGAGCTGCTTGATGTCGCCGAGCGCTTCCATGCCGGGGCTGTGCCCGTAGACATCGCCGCCGGCCAGGTCCCAGCGGGGCGCGAGTGCCGGGAAGTACTCGAACCCGGACTCACGCAGGGGCATGCCTGGGTCGCCGCCGATCTCGTAGTAGATCGAACGCCAGGGCATGTTCAACGAATCGCGCTTGGTGGGGTCGCGGTCTTCACGCGGCTCGATCGCCTGGATGATCGTCACCCACTGGTCGAGGCTGCCGCGGTCGTACATCGAGCGCACGGTCCCGCTGCAGCGCTCGCGCCCGAACTCCTTGACCAGCTCGCCGACGGTCTTCTGGAACTCGCGGTACAGCGTGCAGACGTTGCCGCGCCAGTCCTGGGCGATGCAGTACTCGCCGGCGGTGAGCGTGTAGTGGCGCATCACATCGGCGTGGTCATCGAGCACGATGGTCGCCGCGGTGCCGAAGGTGCCGAGCTCCTTGTAGATCGCATGCAGCGATCGGTAGGTGTTGCCCTTCTGGAAGATGTCGAGGATCGTGGCCGTGACCTGGTTCATCCAGATCTTGACCGGCTGGCTCTTCATCAGCTCGGGGTCCTGCGTCGCCAGCCTGAACCAGGGGCGCGCCGGGCTCGTCATGCCCGACATCATCCCGGCGGCCAGCGTGTTGAGCGCCTTGGTGCCGGTGTTGTCGAAGATGTTGTTGTGGCGCCGGAACCCGCGGTTGCGGTCCTGCACGAAGTAGCGCCCGTTGCGAGGCAGCAGGTACTGCGTAATCTCGGCCCAGTGATAAAACCAGGAGTTGCGCTCGCTCTTGAGCTGACCCCAGCGGGTCATCACCTCGGTGCGCTGGATGTTGTCGCTCATCAGGAACCCAGGAGGGTGTTCTTGCCGAGGTTCAGCAGGCTCGGGTCAACGCCCTGCGGGCCGGTCAGGAAGGTCTGAGCCACGCCCGGGGTGCCGCCACCGCCGCCCGCCTGGCCCATGCCAGACATTGCGTTGCGGGTGCCCAGGGCATCGGGTGCCTGGCTCGCCTGCGGGGGCGGTGGGATCTTCGGTGCGTTGGGCGTCGGCGCCAGCGCGCTGGCCAACACCGAGCCGCCTACGGCGCCTGCCACCGCGATCGCTGCGCTAAACCCCATTCAAAGCTCCTTGCTGAACATCACGTCTTGCACCCGGTAACCCATCCGCGGCATGAGCTGCTCGAGGGTGGTGCCGGGCTTCGCGTGCCAGGTCACCATCTGCGCGCCCAGTGCCCGGGCGGCGCGCTCGGTCTCGCGGATGAGGCGAAGCCCGAGCGTGCCGACCCGGTGGCTCTTGACCAGGAACAACACGTCGTTGTGCGCGTAGCGCAGATCGCTGTAGTGCAAGTGCTGGCCGATGAAATTGACCGAGTAGCCCACGATGCCCTGACCCTCGCGCGCCACCAGGGCGAGCAGGTTGCCTGCCTCCTCGGCCATCGCGTATCGCGCGGTGTCGGGGGCAAGCCTCATCAGGGCCTTGTTGCTGGTGAGCTCCTCGCGGTGCTCTTGCAGCAGTGGCCACAACTCGGTCTCAATGATCGGCGCGATGCGCTCGACAGAAATCTGCACGCTCATGTCAACGGCGTCCCTCGAGGGGATCGTAGTCGCCGTAGTTTGCGGATTGCACACCGCCTGCCACGTCGAGCGGGTTGTAGTCGGCACGACGTGCTTGCGATTGCTTGAACGCGTGGTGCCGCTTGGGCGTGTCCATCAGCGCCAGGAAGTACGCGCTCGCCCAGTCGGGTGACCTGCCGATGCGCTTGACGATGTCGTCGCGGCTCTCGACCTGGATGACCGCACCGCGCAGCTTCCAGGTGTAGGCGCACAGATCCGCGGCCAGCTGCCGGTCGGGGGGCAGCACGAGCCCGGTGTTGTTCGCGGGGTCGAGCGCTTCCCTGAACTTCCAGGTCAGCTCGCTGCGCAGGTTGGCAAAACCCAGCCGGCCCGACTGGTCGCGCGCGGCGCTGCCTTCGGCCACGTTGATGCCGAGCACGTCCTGGCTCGCCTCGACCAGGAAGTCGTAGGGGCTCGAGCCCACGCCGATCACGTCGATGTGGATCGGCGCGTGGTCGCGTGCGGCACCGATCACAAGGCCCGCCACGCTCGGGCCGTTGGGCGTCGAGGCGCCGGGGTAGGTCAGCGGTTTGTCGAACCACATCTCGTGCCGGCGGGCGATCACCGTGTTG